AAATTCCAGACCACGCATGAGGCCATGCTGTTCTGGCGTACCCGCTCGCGCGCGCGTCCGACGCGACCGGACGGCAAGCCGAATCGGCCGTTTACGGCAAGCAGCGTGAACATTGCACCTTTGACGGATTTCCTTTGATGAACCTCTGGCAAGTCGTCAACAGCTTCATTTTTGGCATCGTTATCGGCGAGGCCATGGTGTTCATGTTTCTGGGCATCATGTGCATGATTCGCTGGTATGTGCAGCATGATCCAAAGCTCGGATGGGACGCCCTGGAAAAAGAATTTAAAGAAGTAACGAGGATGAAGGATCGGGTGGTGCAAGATGCCTTTGAACGCAGAGCAAATGAAAGCACGCAAGGGAAAGATTACCGGCACTGACGTGCGCACGCTCATGCTCGGCTCGCCGGAGCAGATTCACAATCTGTATCTGCAACGCATTGGCGAGAAGGAGCCGGACAATCTCGATCATATCTGGATCGTGCAGATGGGCATTGCCTTGGAGGAACCGAATCGACGTTGGTACGAGTATAGGTCGATGCGGTCGCTCACGCGGATCGGCGAGGTGGTCACGTGTCCGTCGCTCGCGTGGGCGGCCGTCACGCTCGACGGCTATGACGAGCAGGTGCCGTGCCCGTTCGAAGCAAAATTCGCCGTGGGTTTCGAGCCCATGGACATCGTAATCAACAAGCATCAACCGCAATGCCAATGGCAGATGCTGTGCTGCCAGACGCAATCCTGCGCCCTGTCGGTGGCTCTTGCCGCCAATGATCCCGTGGTGACCTACATCGATCGCGTGCAGGGTTATATCGATACGATGATCGACCGCGCCGACTACTTCCTGAAATGCTGCGCCCTGCGTGATCCGCCGGTGCAGCTGGAGAAGGTGCCGCCGCCGATCAATCCGACGCAAATCTACAGCATGACCGGCAATAATGAATGGGCCAGCTACGCCGGCAAGTTCCTGGCCAACCGTGTCGCATGGGAGAGTTACGAGGAAGCCAAGACGGCCTTGAAGGCCATGGTCCCGGACGACGCCAAAGTCTGCTTCGGGCATGGAGTCAGGGTTACCAGAGACAGAGCCAATCGGATTCACATACGGGAGGACAAGCTTGACGAACACTGACGAGGCGGCGAGTCCGCCAGCGTTGATTGCACCGACGCCAATGGAGCTCCTGGCCGGCGCGGTCGAGCGCGGCATGCCGATCGATCTGATTGCTCGCCTCTTGGATCTGCAAGAGCGGTATGAGCGAAACGAAGCCAAGAAAGCCTTTGACGCCGCCATGGCCAAAGCGGCGGCGGAATTTCCGGTGTTGCGGAAAGATCAATTGGTGGATTTCAGGAGCGAGCGAACCGGACAACGCACGCGCTACCGTTTCGCCAACCTGGCGGACGTAGTGGGCGCGGTGGCGCCGATTCTCGGCAAGTACGATTTGCACCATCGGTTCGACACGGTGGTGGCGCCGGGAGCAGCGGATCAAGGTAAAGTTACCGTCGCCTGCATCATCAGCCACAAATTAGGACATTCGGTGCGCACCGAATTGCATGCCGGTGTCGACACCAGCGGACAGAAAAACGCTATCCAGGGCATGGGCAGTACGATCACCTACTTGTCCCGCTATACCCTGATGGCGGCGTGCGGCCTGGCAGCGGAGGAAGATGACGATGGCCGCAACTATGCGCCGCCGCCGGAAGCCCGCACGGAATTTACACCACGCGCCAATCCGGCCACGCCGGACATGCCGCGCCATAAGATCGTACCCGATAAGCCTGGCCCAAAGGCCCCGCAACGGCAGGCGCATAACCTGTCGATGACCAAGGAAGAAATCCTGGCTGAAGTCGAGGCGGCCGCGGCACAAGGCTCAGAAATTTTCGATAAATGGTGGTACGACGAGGGCAATTTCACCAGCGGCAAGCGGGACGTGGTGCAGGACGCCGGCATCGGCCCGAAACTGCGCCAGCTAATGGATGCCGCCGACACTGCGAGGAAGGCCAATGAGCCTCAATCTGGTGAGCAAGACGCCGAGCTTAAAGCATGACGCGATAGGCGAGCGTCGGTGCGGGCACTGCCGGTTCTGGCACAATCCCGAAGGCGAGCCCATGGGACTGTGCATCAAGGAAGCGCCGACACCGCTCCTGGTCGGGCATCAGCCAGTCGCCGCGCCGGTGATCATGGACCCGAAAGCCGCGGCGCAGATGCAATCGGCAATCCCGATCGTGTTTGGATTTCATCCGCCGCGCACGGCGGATATGGGGTGCGGCAAATTCGAGCGGCGCATTAACGATGTCAACTAAGCTTCGAAGATCGATTTGGGCGCCGGCAGCGGCACGTTCTCAATCACCGGCACGCGCACGTCCGGCTCGCTGTCGACAAACGCCTCGACGGCTTTGACCGCCGCTTTTTTCTGCTTGTCGGTAGCCTGCTTCTGGAACCAGATTTCACCGTCGCCGGACACGCCGTCGATCGGCGCCACTTTCGCTACTGTCTCATGTAGCTTCTGCACGTTCTTGATCATAGCCATACGTTTCCAAGAAGGGTTTGATTGCTGCTAGGATTAAATGTATTCGCCGACGCGCCGTCGCTTACTTCCATGCCAAACAGACAAACTAACCCGGCGGGCGGGTTGTTGACCCATGTCGCCGGCAACTGAATGGCCGGAAAACTGTTTGACATGTTGGTTAGCAAGGTATTTGCGTTGAAGGCACTGGGCAAAGACCCGGTTTGGTTTAGAGCATATCCAATGGAAGCATACGTACCAGTGACACCCACGTAGTTTGTTTGCGTGTAAGGAGTGAGGCTATAAGCCAGTTCCGATGAAGCTTGCACGAAATAAAGCGCATTGTTGCCCGATCCACGCCACGCCCGCGGCGTTGCCGACGTGTAAGTGTAACCCGCACCGGTATCGGTGCTGTGTAGGGACACCTGCACCGCATTGTAGTAATTCGACAGATAGGCTTGTACGGGTGGGCTAGCACCGCCGCTGCCGCTGCCGGTGAGTATCCAAGCCGACGCACCCGGTGTTCCCCCCGGACAATAAAACGAGCCGAGAAACGTCCCTTGATTCTGCGGCAGGCTCATCGACGTGTTGGCGCCGGTTTGCGCGGTAGCGGTTCCGGCGTTGGTCAAGAAGCCGCCGAGGGTGGCGAGCGTGGTGGCGCGCGTGCTCGTGTTGGTCCATTGAATAGCAACCAGCGACGGCACCCCGGAAATCAGGGTAATGAACAGATCGAACATGGAGGCGGCGGGGAAATTTGCCGCGCCGCCCATGCTGAGGTACGGCCCGCTCTGATTGCTGATCGGCGAGGAAAATTGGTACATCTGCACATTGGACCCGTTGTAGATAGGGCACCACTGATGCACGTAAGGTACGTAATAAATGACTTGCGGCGAAGTTATAGTACTAAGGTAGATCGGAACAGTGGAATAGAAGGACAGACGGCCGCCCGGCGTGCCCCATGGCGTTACGCCACCCGCCGGCATCGACGGCGCTTCAAGGAAGAAGCCGCCGACGCCGGAGTTCAAGGCTTGCGAAAAGCGCAGACAATATTGCTGGCCGATAACAATGTCACCGGTACCGACCGCGGTCACGCCGTCCGAATGATAGACGTTGAGGTAGCCGAGCCCGTTGTACTGCGCCGTAACCAGGCCGGACGACGTGCCAACGGCGCGAAACCGGTAGCCGCACAATTCGGTATAGGCGGTTAAAGCCGGAACATTAGCTTGCGGCGACAACGAAATGGCGTTGGTGCCGGTGGCGGTGCATGGAAGCGAATCCATGGCCGCGCATTGATTAAACATATCGTCGAGGTGCGACGCCGCAACCGGCGAGGTGGCGGTGCCGAAATTAAACGGCCACGTCATGCTAGTAGCTCAAGGCTGCGGCAATCGTCACCCGGTCGCCGGCGCCGTCGATATTGGCGGTGTCGACCACGGTGATCGAGCCGCCGGCGACAATGGGCATGTCGACCGGCAGCGGCATGGTCTGCACGATGGGCGGACCGGCGAAGTTCTGAATGGTGAGACCGGCGCCAGCTTCCAGATTGACGGTCGAGGAGGCGACGATATTGGCCACGCTCGGCAACCGCAACAGAATGTTGCCGCTGGCGTCTTTCACCTGTACCTGGACGGTGCGGTTGCCGATGGTGGCACTGGCCACCCACACGGCGGCAATGGAGGCGAGCACCACCGCATTGCCGAAGGTCATAACGGCGCCGGCAGCGGTCGGCGCCACGCTTGCTACCACTTGCGAGCCCGGCGTGCCGAGCCGCTGACTCATGCTACCTCCGTGATCTGCGCCCGCGCCGGCTGCGCCGCTGATTGCTGTAGGCTGCCGCCCAAGCCTGCCGTGCCGGATGGCCGGCGCGGATCATTTCTCGCGCGTTGCGCGAGCGGGCGGCGTTGGACGAGCTCCGCTCAAGCGGCACTAGCGCCTCCGCACCATCCGCCGCAGTGGACGCCGCGCGCGCCGCATCGGTCGCCGAACGATAAGGGGCATTATGACCTCCTTAAAATTGACGGGACGGGTGTCCCCGTCCCCTCCCGAGCCTTGCCTTGCCTGGCCTTGCCTAGCCTGGCCTTGCCTTGCCGCGCCGGGCCCTGCCTTGCCTCACCGGGCCCTGCCATGCCTAGCCTTGCCGCTCGACGCGCCACCACAGAAGCATCAGCGGCAACAACGTCAAAGCGGAAAAGCTCGCAGCCGCCAGGATTCGCCATGGTTGAGGATCCATCGAGGTATAAACCCAAACTCCACATGAGGCCACCAAGGCAACTAGTACGTGCAGGCGGATGGCCAGAACGTCGAGAGCCATGGCCAGAACGTCAGGATACTCGCGTCGGACAACCTCGCGCGACGACACCATGGCGGCCAAGGGGGGAGGGGGCGGCTGTGGCCGCGGGGGCGGCTGCTCCGGCGGTCTGGGAACGGGCTTCAGGAGCTCGTCCGGTGCCAGAAAGGCCGCCTTGCCATTGCTGAAGGGGGCGACCGGCGGACCATCGACGAGCTCGGACTCCTCGACACCAGGCGGGAGCTCATTTGTCGGCGAAGAAGGATCCATGTTCATCCTCTTTGTCACTCACCCTATGCCGCACCAGGGCCACCGCCTTGAGCGTATCCAAAACCTTGATCCGCTCGCCGGCGGTCAGCTTGACGCGGCCATTCAACATGCGCCGGCACTCTTTCTCGACAAAGCCGAGCAAGGTTTCCTGCTTCTTGCGCCGCCGCCGTTTCATCGGGCCAACGGATGCACCACAATCCGCGGAATCGTGCCCGGTCCCGGCGCATTGGCCAAAGCATCGTTGACGTCGCCCTCGTCACCTTCCTCCGGGGCGTTTGGCTGTGCCGCACCGGCGGCGCCGGTGCGTAGCTGCATGGTGCGCATTTGCTGGCGCGCCGCGGCGTTCTGTTGCCGAGCAATACGCGCCATCTGCTCGTTCACCG